CGGCAGGTGCAGGATATAACGTAGAAGGATCTGTTGGTGCAGCCTACACGGCACCTTCTGAGGGATCAACAGCTGTTGACCGATACTTCCAAGCGGCTACCGGACAGCATTTTTATACAAGCGATGCAAAAGAAGCCGAAAACTTGGGTTCACTTGGTTTCCAAAGAGAAGGAGTAGCTTTCTATACACCGAACTCGACTTCAACACCGGCTGCAGCAGCACAAAGCCCTGCTCAGCAATATTGGGAAGCGACGAACTCTGCACCAGCAGCAGCGGCGAACGAAGAACCTAAATTCAATGGATATTACGATCCAGACACAAACGCATACTATAGTTACACTCCTTACGACAATTAAACAATATATTCTATGAGTAATGATAAAGATTATCAACTTGAAGTAATAAAAAACAAAAAATCTGTAACGCTTGCTCTAGAAGCTAGTAACAGTAACCACGCTGTGGCTCAAGCGGAGGATATTTGTCGTGCATTAGATGCAACTTCATTTAACTTACGATACACAAAGTACAAAGAAACTCCGCTAGCTATTTTATTTAAAAAACTGGCTACAAATATGTATGATTACAGAACGTGCGAACCTTGGACAGAAACTTTCAGCAATAACGTTCCATGTATATATGTATTTAAACAACGGTACTACGTCCGAAATTTGATCCTTAAATACTTAGATATACCTAGAGAGGGAGTAGTGGCTCGCCCAAGCTGCAATTGCAAATCTTGCATAAACCCATACCACTTCTCGTATAAATCCGGAAAAAACTCAAAATTAACTGGCGCGGACACCAATATGCTCCTAGCATTTCTAGGCCAAGGTTCTGGGGTGACCCAGGCTGCCAAGGCACTAAAAGTCCATCGTTCAACTATTTACCGGAAACTAAATCGTGAATGTCTTTCTACTCGGTCTGACGATCACAGAACCAGCCCAAGAAAATGAAGGCGTAATCAACGTCTTAGCTGATTCTCTACCCTCCAACGAAAAACGTGTACACACAAAAGTTCAACTCCTTCAAGACAAAAACCACTACGTAGGAAAACTACTACAGGATCTTAAAAAATCAGATACTGTACTAGCTATTGGGCCTACGAGGCCAACGCTAGACGGAGTTCTTCAGATGCAGCCGATGCTGGTTGTAACAAGAGATAACTTCGACGATCTGTTGGCAATCAACCTATTCATTGCGACGGGTGGTCTAGGACCCAAGTCCGATGAGGTTGAATTATCAGATACAACAGTAACCAACAGGTCTCTTGCTTGGCAGTCTGAAAATTCAGAAACTAACTGGATAAAGCTGACAGCTTGGGCCGAGCTTTCTAAGCAACTCTCAGAGCTAGCGCCCGGAACGCCCACGATCGCCGTGGGTAAAGTATCCACGAGCGAAAAGGATGACAAAAACTACCTTAACTACACGCTGGACAAAATCCTTTACCTCCCTAAATCTACGAAGTCCGCACCCAAAAAAGCTGCTGATCCTGAAAAAGGTAAAGTAGCTGCTGCGGCTATTGGTTCTATTGATTTCTCCCTTTGATCTAGGTATCTAACTATGGTATTCATCGCTGGCAACTTTTCCGAAGACGAGATTCTCGCTAACGTTCCTCCCCACACACTACGTATTGATCTCCAAGCTCGTCGCTGGAAGTCAGACGTGGACTCTGATTCCGCGATTGTGGATGCGAACGACAACGGGATTCCGATCGAGTTCATCCTTATAGGTTTTACGCCTTATTTCGGCAACCTAGGGATGCGCAACCAAGAGGAATTTCTACGCATCGCTTTCATCGGTGTATCCCCCAATCATCGATTGCTTCCCCCACGCTGTGTAACGACGGCAATGATTTCTGGTAAATCCAGCCAGAAGAATTTCATCTCGTACTTCCAGACCCTGTATAACAACAGGATTAACTGTGCCTCCGTGGTAACGAGCAGCAAGTTTGTAACGAAATCTTTCAACGAAAGGGATCCCGTTACCGGCGCTGATGGAGCCAAGATCAACTACAACGCTCTGGACTTTAAGGATCGTCCTGCAGAAAGCGCAGAAGAGAAAAAACTTATTGAGGATATCAACGAGTGGCTTGCGGTCGAAGGCGCCTCGTCTGCAGCACATTGTCTTAAGTCGCACATTCCCGGCGCCAACTTGGTGGAACTACCCTTAGGTTCAGACCACGCGGCAATCAAGGCTCAGTTTGCAGCCGAGAACCCCTCGCAGATTGGAGGATCCTCAGGGTTCCAACCTTCGCTGCCGTCCGCTAACGCAAAGGATACGGAGGAAGCTCCTGCCGTCCCTCCGCAACCCAAGCGCAAAAAAGCGATGGAGCTTACAGAGGAACAGGCCAAAGCCCTGGGGATTGACTTCTAGGCTACAATTCCCTGTTGAAGCCGTCCGAGCACCGTACCAACGGTGCTTTTTTTATGGCAATCAGGTAGACACAGGCTTACGTTTGATCTCCTGAGGTGCAAGCAACGTGTCAAACGAAGGCAAAGTTACACCAGTTCGTACACAGTGTTTAACTAAGCCACTAAAAAGCCTATTCCGTATAAGTGACTGTTTGTGTACCATATCAAATAATTTAAGTAGATCTTCTTTCTCTAGCTTTTTAGCGTCCATAAGGACTTGTTGATGTATAAAGTTTTGTTCAGTATCAAGCCATTCAAAACTTAACATGTTTTTAATGTGATCCGCCTAAATCTAGCAGACACCCTGTGGACAGACAAGGTGATTTGCATTACAGTTCGGATCCCAGCATGATCCTTATGAGCGAATTTTATACGATTCCCTCCGGTGTCACCCATACCCTGGTAAAGCACACATTTATAACTGGTTCTGTGCTTGTGCCTTTTGACCCAGATTTAACTTTATCTACGGAACTTCAACGACACAATTACACCGTAACGACTAACACCGATATTGAAAATATAACAGACCCAAATTGGTGGGTCAGTATGCGTGAACAAGCATTTGATTGGGTAGTCTGTTCAACAATGGGTTTGAAAGATCTAAGCGAATACATATTGGAATATGGTATGGAAATAGCGACGAATGGGATCGCCATCTTGGACAGGCTTTCGTTTATCGAACCGGTAGCACGACGCAGAACATTCCTTCTAAAGAATAAATTGTCAAATATGGTGGTCTTGTCCCCACGCCCCAAGTTCAGGTCCATCGGATCAACAAAAGACTCGGTGACAGCTTGTTGGTTTGTCTTCCAAAAACCCGAGTTGTGGAGAGATGGTACGATGGTGTCTTATGCTGTAAATTGGGAAGACATTGGAGCCCTACCGGAGCTGCCGACATGAAATCACGAGCAGAAAAATTTGAAGCTTTTCAGAAGTCCGTTTTGGATCATCTGACTAAACTAAACGATAAACTAGATAAACTCTGTGCTCTATCTGTGTCGAACCAGCTTCTTCAGGAATGCGTGGGACCAGACGGTACTCCTAGGTCCGCTGAGGAATGTGGAGAAGTCGTAGTGGAATCTTACATGGCAGGCATGTGTATGAGCGAAGAACTGGAAGCCCACACGAAAGATTTTCGTTATCAGAAATCTGAGTTTTTCTTAGGTGACGACGAAGAAGAGGACCAAGATGAAGACGAGGACGAAGAAGGACCGGACAATACCAGCTTTAATCCTCCTCGATTGCCAGTAAATGCATTCTGATTTAGATGCGCTAGAGTTTAATTAATTCGACACGTTGTTGTGTCCCAGACAAGACTTACGTTAAATGGGCTTCGTCATTACAATTGTCAAGGAGTTCCTAGACCACTACCTTCCGTAACAAGTGTTTTGTCTGCCACGCAGACAGCGGAAACTCAGCAAAAACTGGCTCACTGGAACACAATGAATCCTGGTGTTGCAGATGCTGCAGCAGCCCGAGGAACTTGGATACACAATGCAGTTGAAAACTACATCCGTGGTTTAGCCGTTAAACCTTCCGCAGAATTGATGCCATTCTGGGAGGATCTTCCTGAGAAACTCGATGAATTGTTTGAAGGCGGAAAAATTCTGTGGTCAGAAAAGCCCTACAACCAACCACAGTGGTCCAAATTCGTAGGCGATGACGGTGTTGGGCGGATACATTATTACGATGAAGCAACTGGCCACGGATATGCTGGCTGCCCTGACATTGTTTATAAAGACGCTACCGGAGAGCTAATCCTCGGAGACTTTAAAACGTCGGCAGGTCCGTATAGTTATAAATTTCCAAAAGCTAATAGTGGGCTCGACGAAAAAACTCGCAAAGCTCTTGTCAGCGGTGTGTTCAAGCTCAAGAAAACAAAACTTCAACTAGCTGCATACGCTATAGCAGCTGAGCACTGTCTGGGAACTAAGATCGAAAAGACGCGCATCATAGTAGCAACGCCTATTAAAGACTATTCTGTTCAGGTATTCACGTTTGGACCGAGCGAAGTTGAAAAAGATAAAGAGATGTGGATGGCTGTGTTGCACAAGTACTACGAACAAATTTAACCATCAATGTCGGGTTGCCCGTGGCGAGGGCTGCCTCGTCATGGCAAAATGAGTGAACGGAGTGAGTCCATGAATTTTGTTTGTTCAATCAATGAAGAGGTTCGCAAATACGTCAACAGTAAAACTGGAAAGATAAGTGTAGGCGGAAACTTTAAATCCTTTAACGAAAACTGGATTCCCTCTAACACATCTATAGATCTTATAGCGGACCAAGTTAATCAAGGCGCAGGTCTTTGCGCGTGGCATTTAATAAACGGTAAACGAGTTAAAGACTCTACGGGATGTATTCAGGCGGGTCTAATAATTGTAGATATTGATAACCAGGCAGATGGAAAAACAACAGAAGGGGATAAAGTACAGAAACAAGAGCTTACTGTCGAGCAGGCTTTAGAACTGGACGTATGCAAGAAGTATCTTTCGTATGCTTATTATTCGCCTAGTTCCACGCCGGAGTGGCCTCGGTTTCGTTTAGTTTTTGGTTTAGAGAAAGTAATAATTGATCCTGAGTTTTTTCAATGGTTCACTCGTAAAATATCCTCAGCAATTCCGGGTTCAGATCGTCGAGCAACATCAACAGTTAACTTGTTCTACGGTGCAAAAGACAACTCGGAAGTTATCTGTTTAACCGATAAGTTTATACCAGAAGATAAAATTGATCAAGCATATGTCTCGTTTTTAGCGGAACCGAAAGAAGCGAGTTCGGAAAGCAGTCCAGAGGATGCCTTAACAATTACGCAAGCTTACGACGGAGTTGACTTATCTAAGTTAGTCAGTAACGCTGTCAAATCAATTTTGGATGGAGACCCGGTAGAGGACCGTTCATTTGCCATGGCAATGGCCCTCAAAGAAATAATCGGGTGGACTAACTGGCTAAAGGAAGCAGGTCTGACCGTCCGTGAGAACCCTCTTGACATAGCACACCGTGCGTTCTATGCTCTGTATGACTACGCCCCTGAGCTAGACGGCAAATTTACCCGCATCCTCAACAGCATCACAGATGCAGTTTCACTAAAACCCGCGATTTCAATCGCTGCTGAAAACGGTGAAATAGCTCCTTGGAAAAAGATAAAAATGAGCAACAAGGAGATCTATGACGCTCAGTGCCCAGATGATATTAAAAATAACATAAGCAGTTCAAAACCAAAGCCAACAAACTCCATCTTGGCTTTTGATATTTTTTCATCAGATCAAATCCCAGAACAACAACAACCTTTAGAAGAAATGGTTACCACGCCGACTACGCCAACACAACTGATTAATTTGCAGCCGAACAACAGGCAATTCTCTGAGAACGATATTGCCGACGTAATTGTTAATAATTACGGTGACAAGTTTTTGTTTGACTCAATCTTAGATGAGTTCTTTACATACGATGATGATCAAGGTATTTGGTACCTACAGGATGATCAACATATTAAACGCCGAATTGTTAAGACCCTTGATACATTTATTACGGCGGGCATTTTACCTAGGTACACATCAGCTACCGTCACTTCGGTATATCAAATCCTTAAAGCAAAGATGCTGAAGTCGATTGACGGTGGACGCACACCTATATGGAGTAAAGGGCGCCGCTTCATTGCATTTAAGAACGGTATCTTAGATCCAGATAAACAGCAGTTCAGTGCTGGTAATCATAAAGACTTATACCTAAGAACTAAGCTTGGTTACGACTACGATCCGGCAGCAAAATGCCCACTCTTTTTGACATGGCTTGAACACGCAGTCGGCACTGAGAAAGTAGTTATCCTCCAAGCGTTTTTCCGAGCACTCGTAACTGGTTACGTTACAGGCGAAAAATTCTTGCATTTGATTGGTCCTGGCGGTACGGGTAAGTCCACGCTGCAGCAAATCCTGATTGCCCTGGCAGGTTACGGAGGGACTCACACAAGCGATCTAGAAACCATCGAAACGAATAGATTTGAAACTCATAATCTTATCGGTAAGAGATTGCTCTTGTTAACTGACGAAGCTTCATTCTCAAAGCGACTGGATACTCTTAAAAAACTTACTTCATCCTCCGACACCCTACGAGCTGAACGGAAGTACGGCACCCAGACAATAAACTTCAAACCAGAGTTGATGGTTTGTATTGCATCAAACGAGCACATATCCTCATCCGACATCAGTAGCGGACTAGAGCGCCGAAGACTGACCATTGTCATGGACAAGGTTGTTCCGCCTTCTCAGCGTAAGAATCTTATAAATGTTTATGAGGATCGGGTCGAAGGAGAACTGGCACCAGAACTATCCGGTATTGTTAGCTGGGCTCTATCGATGAGCTTTGACGATATGCGGGACGTTCTCAGCAACCCGGTAAAACACTGCCCAACCTTGAACGCCACGGACATCGAAGCTCTGGTGTTCAACAACCCGATCTGCGCGTGGCTTTCCGACTGTTGTCTCTTCGCGCCGAATTCAATGACTTCGATTGGTGGCGGTGCATTTCGCCCATCAACCGACGAGAGCGAACGTGGTTTGTATGTAAAGAATGCATACATAGAACTGTACGCAAGTTATGTAAACTTCTGTAAATCAAACGGTTACAAGCATGCCGCTAAGCAAAGATTTGTAGATCGCCTTAAAGAAACCGTCCAGAATGTCCTCAAGATTCGTGGGGTGGAACCCAGGTTGATTGGGGGTAAAGCAGTCGTAACTGGACTAAGATTGAAGGCGTTCGACGTTACGACGGATCGAGCGACCTATGGTGATTCACGCCTGCCATCCCCGATAGAATGGGCATCAAACCCCACCCTCGATAACTGGAAAACTGCTTTTGAAACCCATGACGGAACATCCAACTAAATTGTTTTTCAGCGGTGCTTTGGCTACCGCAGTCGTTGCAAGCTTGTCTTCAGCTGCCTTTGCCCCACAGGTGTTTTCGTCAGTTTTGGCGGCATCGGGTGGAGTTTTGGCAGGAATGTCCCTGCTTGGAGAACAGAAACGCTCTAAAGAACAAGAAGCTCTTGAGGCCACTCAAGTCACTGCTTCCTTCAGTCAGCTGTATGAATCCAACAAAGGTATCATCTCTCCTCAACAACTGTCAGTACACACCGGAGTGCCTCTAGACAGAATCTTAGAATTTTTAGATAATCTCGCAACGGAACAAAAAGGTCAACGGATCACCGCTAACGACACTCTTATTTATTCATTTCCTCACCCCAAAAACGCTCTGTCCGAATTGACGGCGAATGCTCAGAACTGGGCTGCTGCACAGACGGAATCTTTGATGGGACAAATCGGTGCGCTACAGCAGCGGTTGACTATGCTGGCGGCACATCAAGCTAGGAATCAAGCTAGCTCCCCGATGCCCACGGGTTTGATGCCTCTCCAACCATTAAGTAATGATAAGAATGATGAAAAAAGGATTGACCCGTGGAACAACATGTTATAATTAAAGAACGCGGAAGCTAGGCGAACTTCTGGGCGGGCCTAATACAAGCCCGCCTTTCGCTTAGTTGGCGTCAAATACTCAGCCACCCACGCAACGTGTGGTCGCTTTCTGCGGAAATTTTTAGTGCGTCAGTGACTGTCGGAAAGATATCGCACAGAATTTTACCTAGTTGAATCGCAATTAATCTGTGCTCTAGTTGGGTTTCCGAAGATGCCCGGACACCTACATAATGAATAAACGACCTGAAAGTTCCTGACATGTGAAGACGAGTTGGAGTACAGAGAGGTAAGATCCCACGAGCGCACTCTTTAGCTATGCCATCCTCAAGCATATCTTTATAGAGTTGTTTTACTGTCCAATAAGTGTCGTATATTTTTTGTTTATACTTCGCCGCCAGTTCAATATCTAGATCTTCTGTTGAGTTTTGACGATTTGTGGGGTCTTGCTTACGCAAATCAAAGTCCCAGCAAGAAGCCTCAGCTTCCTCTAAGACATCCAAAGGATCCCCCTACCGTTGACTGGTTTCTTGAAAACTTAAAGAACTGTGTCTTAATATTTGAGGTGAGATTGACCTAGATGTAATTACCTCAAAACTCAAGGATGCTTGCTGAAATATACTCCAGTGCCCGTGGCGCACACAATATCTAATAAGACTTGCAAACTCCACACGGTCGGGGACTTTAGTGCTGACCCGAGCATGCTTAGCTATGATCCTCTCTGCATCTGGGGTCACCCAGTCAAGCATTACCTTGTGCATGAATAAAAGTTCGTCTAGGGAAGTTTAACTCCCACGCGGGCTTTTTAGGTGCGAGGAAAAGCTTCTTGATAACGCAGACGACGGGTCACCTCGCTGGGCGTGGTACCGGCCATCCGCGCAGCATCTATGCCAAGGCGAGCGCCTGCCATCCGGACAGGAAAATCATTTTCACCCATTGCTGGCAATTTGCTTCTGTGCTTTAACTTTAGCCAAAGCCATCAGATTAGTAGGTGAATTATGGGTTGTAACAGTCTTATTATCCGAAATTTGTTGAGTATTTAAAAAGTACTGACCTTGCCCTAATGTGAGACCTCGCAGAAGTTCCCGGTGCTTAGGAGTATTAGCGGCAACGGAAGCCATGTACTGAAGCTGACTCATATCATCAGCACTGTCCTTTAAGGGTATCTGCCGTTGGTTATATCCAGCCACGCCGGTCAGCTCGGTACTTTTCTTGATATTGCCTTCGCCATACTCGACAGGACCGATGGGAGGTCTGGAATAAACACCGCGATCGTGCTGAAGTTGGGCTGTGATCCGCCCTGAGTCGTCCAGAGTCATGCCTCGACGAACACCAATGTCCCCCGGAGTATTGGTCCCCATGACGCTGGCAGGCAGCACCTGAAGGCCCCCGATCGGTTTCATTTCGGCGGGAAGTTTATTCTCACCAGGCTTGGGTAAAATTGCCATTACTGCCGAGACCTATTGGTGCTACGAGATACCACCCTAATGTTAGCATCGCTGTTATTTGCCGGGTTGTGATCTTTATGATCTATATCTTTACCGTCTCCTTTATGCACTCGACCTTCACTTTCTAACCTTCGGCGAGCTTTATTACGCGCCGCACGGCGTTTCTTTTGAGCCTCAGTCGCATGAAAATCTTCATACTCTTTTTTATAATTTCGATTACGCTCAGTCATAATCTAAAGCATCTATGTACAGTTTAACCTCTGTAAAGGTTCACTAAGGGGCTCACCTCGACAAGCTTTACAAGCTTGTTTATAGAAAAAACAATCAGTTTTATTCGCTTGTTCAAGTGCAACTTTAATTTTTTGCCACTTTTCAAGCAAGTGATCTTCCATTAATACTTAGCAATGGTACAAATTAACTTCCCAATCTCCCAAGATGGAAGTAAATAACCGTAATCTCTGGGTTCAGTTACTGCTGCATTTGCTTCACACACCCCACAAGTACCCATATGATACGTAGAGTATTCTGTATTTTCTGTACGATAAGATACCATTTCGGGATGATATAAAAATCCGTGTGTTACCCCACACGAGTGACAAACCCACTCTGGTTGATCTTTAGCAGTCTCAAGTTTCATAAGACACCATCCAATTAAGTTGTAAAATTCTTGGTCGGGACGACCTTCTACTGAAAAAGCAGAAGTCATTATCCCGTAATAGCAGCTTCTTTAGCTTCTTTAACCTCTTGCATAACCGTATCCCTAAAATAACTTGCAATATCTTCTTTATATTTTTCCCAAAGCCCCGTATATGTGTTATCTTCGGGACTATATAACTCATACAACCACTCCATAAAATCAGCTTTTCGCTGTTCCGCTTGCGTATCCCAGTCGATCAAAAAACCTTCAGTGTCCACGATGGATCCTGCTTGTCTAGAGATCCTAGCATCGTTCGGCAACAAGCAAATAAAAACAACCTGTGAGACTTATTTATAGATTTTTAAATTTTTCCAGATCTTTTTTGGCTTGTTTTCGGATCTTACGTTCCCTTAGCCAAAGCTGGAAGTAAGCAATCTCTCCAGTTGTATAGAGCCAGAAATTACGAAGTGCTTCTTTAACCAGTTTTTTGCGTGAAGACATAGTGTGACCTCATTTTTTAGCTTTGATAAACCAGCCAGACCCAGGACCTTCAACAAGCCAACGGGAAGACAGATTCTTTTTTGAGTATACCAGACGTTTTCCGTTGGAGTTTATGTAGCCACCGTTGACTAGATCTAGCTCGCCGTTCGGATCGTTAACTACATAAGCCGTGTTGGTTTCGTTACGTCCAATAACTATGATCCAATGGCCACCGCCCGTGTGATTACCGACAGGGCCGTGATGCAAAATACCAATAGGGACTGGTATACCCCGTACTAACTGAGAATCAATATCGGTCCAACCACCGTTCTGCTTAAACTCAGCCTCCACGCCGTAATGCGCTAAAGCATCCAGCTGAACAGGAGCACTTGTAGTATCTCCAAAAGTAAAAACTGTATTAATATATTCGTCGTCACCTGAAATACTACCAGGTTTTAAATATTTAAGCAGCATTGCACAGGAGCTGCTGAAACAAGTACGTTCTGGATCTACGGCGTTATCGCGCTGTGAATAGTAAGGAACATCTAGTACTAATTTAGTCGGATGACTTACTACAGGACTTTGCTCGACAACTTTAGGATCATTGATTACTTTCCAGTGCGTGGGGAAAAACCACCAAGTCGCTTCAGGTTGCGCGGACAAGGAAACTTTGTAATGCGTCTCGCCAGGTAAAATACTTATCTGACTCCATTCATGCGCGGCGCCTTTGGGTACAAAAAGCTTCTCAACGGCGTCTAGCTCGGAAGCTTGCAAAGGCTTACGCTTAAGCCACGTGTCACGCTGAGCAATAATGGTGTGGGCCAAAATGTCGTTCTTCGCGCCCTTTAAGAATAACTCTTGTTCGGCTTTTCGTCTGGTTACCAACCCAGGCAATGTTTGACTTCCTGCCTTTGTCCATTTTAAAAATTCAGAAGCAACAATTTTTTTGTCGGTCTTTTCGTTAAGAAGACGCAACAAAGTGGAGGATCTTAAAGCTCCAATACCTACGTTGTATGCAAAGCTAACTAAAGCATCAAACTGATTTTGATTTATGGGAACAGTTAAAGCAGCACTTACCTCGCGCTCAAAGTATTCAAGATCTCGACGAAGTAAATCCTCGGCGCCATTTTCCGTTATAACTTGATTTTCTTTTACATCTGGACCCGTATGGCCGTAACCTATAGTTAAAACGCCCACGGCATCACGATACGCCGTTAGCTCACAACCTTCAAATTTTTTTATAAGCTCGATACCGGCTGCAGAAATCCGCATCACTGGTTGTAAACGTCTACCCCAATACGATACTCGCACCCACTACGACCGTTCAACTCGATGTACATATAATGTGACCCAGATGCGGAAATCCTGGTCTGGGTTGTAGAATTCTTGCGGTGGCTTAATTTAGAAGGTTTAGCATATACAACAGGAGCGCCAGCACTATTTAGAATAACTACGTCCCGAACGTTGTTTTGATCCCGGATATTAACTTGAAGAATACCAGTGCCGTTAACAGTTAAGGGATAATAATCAGAGAGACCAAAATATCCATCAACTGTATATTTCTTAGAATTAGTCGCGTCTACAACCACGCCGCTACCGCTAACTTGCCGACGTTGATCGAAGTGAGATGACGTTGTACGTTGTAACCCGCCGGTAGAAGTCCCACTAGCAAGGACAACATCAAGTTCCTGATTTTTAGAAAATTCAGACATCCGATTTAACACGCGATGCCCTAATTTTAGCCTACAAAAAATCTTATGGGTGGTTAGAATTGATTTGTATGTTTGGAAGCGCGGCAATGGAGGCTTTAGTGACTGGAATTGCCGCCGCTATCGGACTCTTTGGATGGACCTACGAACAAAGGCAACGAGTAACCGATAAAAGGTTTGAAAACATCAAGACTCGATTAAATTCAGTTGAAGAAAAGATTGAAAAATTACCTATTGATTATGTGCTTAAGAAAGATTTAAATAATGATTTAGATGAGATTAGGACATGGTTGCGTTCTATCAATGACAAAATAGACACTCTGATACTCTCTCGCTAATATAGAGCTGAACATTCATATTCATCATGTCAGCTTTAATCGCTTACCTTGGCCTCCACGGTGCTGAGTTAGTTGCTCTAGGCGCTGCTCTTCATGCCGCCGCTTTGATTATTGTAAACTTAACTCCAACACCTAACGATAATAAAATTTACGGTAAACTTTATAAAATAATTGAAGTTGTAGCAGGTATTGTTACTAAATTGGCAAAACGTTGATTAAGCAATCTGATTAAAAGTAACAATAACAGAAGGAATACTAGGGCGGGTAGGGCTTGTTATCCCGCTATAGGCTGCAACCACGGCGCTAATGGTTGGAGACGACCAAGCAATTTCAAAATTGTCGCCGGGAGCACCCGTTAAAAAGTAATTCCATGCGGCAACACCGTGGCCATCCCCGCCGGTTAAAGTAAATCGCGTATTTGACCAAGGTAAATCTACATTATTTTTGACAAACCAAACATCTACATTATCATTACCTGCATCACTTTTTTCAAACTGAGCTGAAAATTGAATATTATAAGTACCTGAAATAGAAACAATAAAACGGGTTCCAGAAGCAATAGTAATACCATCAGAAGTCAGCGAAACAGTATTGCAACGCATGTAGTTCTTGCTTGTAGTCCCAGAACTTACTTGACGTGATGTATCGTAGAAACTTCCATAAGCAAAGTTAAGTTGACGAAAAGACTGTTGAACGATACCGCTTACACTCTGCTGAAAAGCGGGTAACTGAGCAAGTGAGTTAGATACTCCGCTCAGTGAAATTTGTTTAGGCTGAGCTAGTGCTTGAATTTCGTTAGTATCTAAAACTAAAAATACATCTTCTTGAGTGGCATTAACAGTACTTACAAGATCATTTAAAGGTAATACAGAACGACTAAAATCAAGTGCTTTACTAAGATTCTTGCGAGGCATGCGGCTAAAACTAGATACTTATACTATACTCTCATTCAGACTGATCAGATTCTTTTTCGTCCGCGGGGGCGGAACTTGGAAGCGAAATGGGCTTTCTGCAGATTCGTTCGTACTCTCTAGCAGCAATGCTTTGTTCATGATTATAACTAAGCCAATCAAAAATAGCTGTTTCTCGTTCTGTTGTCCAAAAAGTCTGTGATCTATACCAAAGCAGCATATCTATATCAGATTTATCCAAATTACATGTAGGGCAACAAGCAAGCAGGTTTCCACGCTTTGTTGATCCGCCTTTAGCTCGCGGTACAATATGATCTAAAGTATGTGCCCGGTCACTACCGCAATATGCACATTTATTGTCCCAAGCTTCTAATATATCTTTCCTAAACCGTTTGCGGGCTGTGCGTCTTTGGAGGCAGTTGAGATCAAATAAAAGCTCGTTCTCCTCGGCGGCGCTCAAAATCCGGCAGTCGCAGCTACCTACAATCTAGCCGTAAAAGTACTTAAATAAGCTCTTAATCAAACATTTAAAATGTTCAAAATAACTCCAAGTTCCACGTGCGCAATAAAAGATTAGAGTGGTAGACTACCTTGCGGAGGCCGAGGTCTCCTACCTTTATTAAATAATCAGAGTTCTACGCCATGACCAGCTCACTTAGTGCGTTTCTTGGCGAAATTGGTCGTCATAAGCTACTCACCCCTGAGGAGGAACTTACCTTGGGGCGAAAAGTACAGGCCATGGCGCTTTTGTCAGGAAAACCAATTGAACATTTGAGCACGGATGAGAAGAAAACACTGCGATCGGGTGAAAAAGCAAAAAACTTAATGATTACATCTAATTTGCGGTTAGTCGTGAATTTAGCGAAGCGTTACCAAGGCAAAGGGTTAGATTTATTGGATCTAATACAGGAAGGCACAATAGGATTAACTAGGGCAGTAGAGAAATTTGATCCCACGAGGGGCAATCGTTTTAGTACATACGCTTACTGGTGGATTCGCCAAGGATTGAATCGGGCTCTATCGACGCAAAGCCGGACAATCCGCATACCAGTAAATATTAACGAAAAGTTAACTAAATTAAGAGCCGCTAAAGCTAATTTACTTCAAGGTTCAAGTCGCCCAGCATCCGTGTCAGAGTTGGCTGAGTGCATGGATCTTTCACAGGCTGAAGTGGAGGAGTTGTTGGGTTGCGAGTTACGAAGTGCTACTGTCAGTCTGCAAGGAGTGGTCAAATCAAAATCCGATCCTTCAGAGTTGATTGATGTGCTCCCAAGTGAAGAATTACCACCCATGGAGCGGGCTGAATTGGACGAACGTAGTGCTGCTGTTTGGACTTTATTAGACCAAGCCAACTTAATGCCCAAAGAACGGGTAGTTATTATGTTACGTTTTGGTCTTGACGGCAGCAATGAATGGCGGACCTTGGCTGAGGTAGCTAGACAACTAAGCTGTAGCCGCGAGTACTGCCGTCAGGTGGTACAGCGATCATTACGCAAGCTACGACGGACGGGGCTTCAGTCGGGTTTAGTGGAATCGTGCTGATAACCGGCATTTGCTGGGATTTCGTCCTTAAGCCTAGTACACTGATATTTTCTACATCACAGCATGACCATTACAATCCAAGAAGCCTGGATCCAATTCCGGGCTGAACGCGCAATCACTCTATGCCCAACCAGTTTGGCTGCGGATTATAACCAGGTAGAAAAATGGATAAACCGATGCCCCGTGGTAAATTTGGCAGACGGAAGGCAAGTCATGACCTGGGTTTTGGGTGAAAAACCGGTTAAATCGAGCCGCCGGGTAGCTATGTATGTAAAAAGTCTTTATAGGTGGGCATGTAACGAAGATATAGGTCTATTACCAAAAAATCCGATTTCTTCATTTCGGATGCCTAAACCTCCGCAAGAAGACGAAGATATTATTGTAATACCGCAGACAGAAACTTCAATTGTACTTATTGCTTTAAACAGTAAACCGACCAAGAATGGCGCTAGGTGGGATCATTACTCCGAATTTATGTTACAGACGGCTATGCGAACAGGAGAAGTGCGGGCATTAAAGTGGACTGATATAAAAGACGATAAAGTTTTAGTACATAGCAACTACACTCTAACCCACGGGCATAAAAATTCGACTAAAACAAACCGTAAAAGGTGGGTTCCGCTGAACACCCGCTGCCAAGCAATTCTTGAGGAAACCCCTAAAGTTTCCGATTATATCTTTCCCTGGAATCGCTGTGCGTTTCAGAGTTATTTTTATGACCGGATGAAAGAACTGCACAGTGCAGGATTGACGGAACACAGATACCGTCCGTATGATCTAAGGCACACAGCTATAAGTCGCTGGATAGAAGCGGAAATTCCCGTGGCTCAAGCGGCTAAGTGGGCTGGTAACAGCTCAGAAGTTATCTGGAAACACTATGTAAACGTAACTAAGGAATACGAAGTTCCCGTGTTGTGATTAGAAGGTAGTGCTCACATCAGAGCTGAAAGAGCTTGAGGTGGAGCTAGACGAAAACACAACATTGGAGCCGAAGGCACTCGATGTGGAGTTAGTTGAGAAGACAACATCTGAATTAACTCCACTAGGTGTTTCGACCACGGGGGGATTTAACTGAGGCCACATCGGATAACCAGATCCAGTTATATAAGCTGCTAGTTCGTCGGTGTTATTAGTCGTGCCGATATACAGTACTTTATCGTTGCAGGAATACCTAATGTCTTGACGCCAAGTTTTAACACCGCTGGACACTGGGGTTCCGTTATCAACTTCACGAACAATTGCCCAATCTGTGGGACTTAACAGAGTATTTGCGGTCGTACGAGTCTGATCAATCCAACCAGAAACTAAAACTCCGTGGTCTTTGGGGATCAAAGTACCGCTAGCCGTATATCCCCAGTAGAACCTCTGATCGTAATAGGGAGTAGGTGAGTCGGGGACTTCTGTGATTCCAATAGCAGCCCGTTCTTCAGGCGAAGATAATCGAAGCCAGTTTGCTGGGTAAAGGGTATCCCCTGCTTCAAAAGGAACGTCCAAAGGTAAGGGATTTCCGTTTAAAACAAACACGGCGGGAGATTTTTACGTACCCTAATTATAACGGTTATTCCCCATGGGAAAAACTTGTTTTACTCCATCATTCCAGTGTCGCACCACACCGGCAACAATAAACAAGTTAGTTAAGAAATAGCTAACAAATATAAAAGTACGAATTAAAGCAATGAGATCGGCTTCTCGGTTGTGCTCCGATGCTTTTTCCCCTAAAGCTTTACTCCAGAGATTCCACACGTTATGTAACTACCAGAGCTTAGAACAGGCCCAATATCGTGCGGAGTTTTTATCCATTGGTTCATCGCAACTCATTCTAGATCTGAAGTTTGCGCGACGATCTTTATCGTGATGTTGAGTATAGTCTTCATAACCACGGCGGCCATAACGTACAATTTTTTCTTCCCCGCCGTGGCAAGATTTAACTACCCATTTGTGGGTATCACCTGCGGGAGCCCGCCGAGGCTGGTTGTACTTCATGTGCTCTTTCGCCAACCGTTTAGCTTTAGCGTGATCTGCCATAGTTATAGAAACATCTCATAATATAAAGTTTAATGGATTAATTTGTAATTGGTCCACCATATAACCATGCATCACAGGTTCTGGCGCCAGCACATTTGAACTTAAACAGCTGACAATAACCAAGATCTGCAAGATCTTCTACAGCTTGGGGATCCGCTGCAGAATGCTCATTAATTGCTTGAATAATGCACTCCATTATTTTAGGAGACTGATCAAAAGCCGCACAATTACAGCATTTAGCAGTTTGTACTGTATTAATATCGGTATTCCACATATCAGCTTTGTGTTCCCAAAATCCGGGATCCGGGTAGTCCGGATTTAACGGACCGTAGTTAAACTTATCAATTGTCCAATTACGATTTTTAATATTTTCTGTTATATCACAAATTGCCGTAGGGCAAACGTCGGAAACTTGATCTATTTTTTTATCTAATAGAACTCTGGCTTGAATTTTCATTTTTTTGTTACGTCTAGCCAAGTTTAATGCTTTATGTGCCTACTGCACTATATGAGATTAGAGGTTTTAACTACTTAGTGTTCTTGACTACTCGTGATTGGGAAGTTGTTCAAGGGCGCGGCGGATGGTGTCGCCAAATTCGCCAGTTGAGTACCCAAATTCAATGTGGTCAAGCGCTTCCAGCGCTTGCTCCTTTAAGCTCAGTGGCTTCGGGCGGCGAGCGGCGCGGAGTTGGCTACTCCAATATCCGTCATTGAGATTATCCAATGCCTCACAGCACGCATCCAGCTCCTGGTCAGCACCCCACTGTGCGGCAGCAACAGCAACGTGATTTACCCAACAAACAGCATCTGGAGATAGATTCACTTGAGCGTCTACCCACCATTGACGCACCAGCTCCGGCGGTGGGGTGATGGGGTGGTCAGTCATGTGATTAGTGTGCGGGACTACTGAGTACGCCCGAACTATCCGGAATTTCCAGATGGTTGCAAAATCACTATACCACCACGTGTCAAGCCTTGTCTGGATCAAGTCTGGGCTGGACCTCGACCCAGCCATCGCGTGTGAGTTTGTAAAGTTTTCCGTCGGCAAGGCGATGGATGGTTTCGGAGGAAAACCGTTGCCGAATCTCAGCTTTGCGACGTTCGATTTGTTCGCGGCATTTGGCGCTGAAGTCTTTCGTCAGTTCGGAGAAAGGGCGGACCATATTCGTGGCGTTACGGAAATGGTTGCAAAAAAGTATTTTGTTCAGCAAGTTGAACACTGCGCCGGGTACTGTCCACCTTGGTGAACAATAGTCCTTAACACGTCCAGCGCCACGTGTTAAGAAGTCGGCGTTTTGTTAACTTGAGGCACCCGTATTGTCAACCCTATTGTCAACCTCGGCATCGTGCGCGGGCAGTAGAAGGCGTGTCCACTACTCACCTAGCGCGGGAGTAGTTGAAGGGTGCTTCGGCAAATGCTGCGTATACAAATGTGTCGCCTGAGCCGTTGTTTGAGTTTGACGTATAGGATCCAGACGTTCTTGGCTTGAAACCATTGCTTAAAATGTCTGTTCCAAAGTTTCCAGATGATGTACTTTCAGCATCGCTATAGTTTGCCGCCAGGGCATTGTCCACTTGGTTATACGTTGACCTTGTGGTATCAATAATCATCCAGCGGTAAGTGTTTGTAGTTCCTTTGATCATGATCCATCTTGGCCTGAACCCGGTATACACAAACGGACCATCCGTGCTGCCGTTGCCCGTATAGCTGCCGAAAGAAGAGTACCCGACTACAGGGGCGAAGCAGTAGGCGACCATCGTTAGACCACTGGAGGTAGTAACACCATCTTGGTTGTAAAAAACAGTAGAAGTATTTGTGCCACCATATGCAAGAGTAGACGCAGCGGCTGTGGAATTAAGAACTAACCACCCAGAATCGCCTATACTCACATGACGCACTAGCCAACCTTCAGCATTACTTCTGCATTTGTGAATAATCATTGCTGGTTTTACACCAAGCCCATGCCCCACTGAATAAACTCCAGTGCCAGCAGTCCAAGTAACCACGCTAAACCCAGCAGTTGCATTAGCCCGCACCTGACTAGTGATGCTGCCTTGTGTGTTAGATACGGTTGAGGTGCCTGCGTCCCAGCACCAGCCAGCATATGTCCAAGTATTTACATTGACGTTATCGCTGCCAGAACCGCCTGCGCTAAGACTAAACCCATTTGAATCAAATGAACTTAAGTACCCGTAAGCACTGTTAGTAACTTCACTGTCTGTCGTATTGCTAAAAAGAGTTTTGCCTGAGTCACGAACTTTATCAAAAAGATTATGATATATGCCTGCTTGATTTCTATTTTTAATCCATACAAAATCTGGATTAAATTCTAATCCTGTTATTGCGCGTGTTGATGAACCATCGCCGGTCCAAAGCTTTACATCAAACACCGTATTAGACTTCGTGACTAATGGAGCGGGCAGATTCTGTGTGCAGAGTGCCTTGAAGCCGCTTGGTGCGGTGTAGGCAAAGGCGCGTTGGCCGAAGTTGGCCGCCATGGTAGGAGTGCCTGTACCATTTGGCCCGGCACCTAGCGGGAAATACACATTACCCAAGGTTATGCTACTGAAAGCAACACCCATAGATGTTCCGTTTTTAAAAAATTCAATAGAACCAGTATCTAGATTCACAGCAATACCTATTATGTCCCCACTTGTTGTCGTTGAGCCATAAGACGAGCTTGAACCGTTATTAAATTTTGTTCCGTTCGATGAATACCAGTAAGTTGTGGAATAATTTTCAGTCAATAAATTGGCCGTTGCAAACCCTACTGACAAATTATCAGTGGCGTTGGTTCGAGTCACTTCAAAATACCATTTTCCCGAACTAACCCCTATGGTGCCAAGCACAAAATTGCCAGTATCGCTACTTCCTACTGCAAGCGATAAATCAAGGTTGCCATTGGAGTACACAACTCCTGGCGTGTAAGCTTGCCGCCGTGCCAGCGGATTCCAAGTACAATAATTCCCCCTAACCTCTCCGCCCACGCCGGTGTCTGATTGCGATCCATTAGTGGGGGAGTCTA